ATGAATGGCTAAAAGTATGATGGAGCGCATCGCGGAACTACCCGAAGATGAGCGCGCGGTAATTCTTGCTGGTATGGACGCTGACGCGCTCCTTTGGGACTGGTCGGTATGGGGCAGACCCGAACAGTTCGCTCCCGAGGGGGACTGGAATGTCTGGTTGGTGCTTGCGGGTCGTGGTTTTGGTAAAACCCGTCTCGCTTCCGAGTGGGTGCGTGAGCAAGCGCGCTACACAAACACGGGGCAACGCCGTTTCGCTCTCGTTGCTCGAACTGCGGCAGATGTGCGAGATGTCATCGTCGAGGGTGAGTCGGGAATTATGAATGTGTCTGCTCCCTCTGAAAAACCTCTGTATGAACCCTCTAAGCGTCGCTTGACCTGGCCAAACGGCAATACGGCTACTCTTTTCACGGCAGATGAACCAGACTCGCTTCGTGGACCTCAGTTCACACACGCGTGGGGTGATGAGATTGCTGCGTGGCGTCAGACTCCTGATGCCGCTGGTATGACTGCGTTCGATAACCTCCGAGTCGGAACCCGTCTGGGCGCGAAACCGAAGATTCTGGTTACTACTACGCCTAAGCGCGTGCCGTTGCTCTACAAGTTGCTCGAAGAGGCAGATAAGACGGGGAATGTCGCGGTTACACGCGGTTCTACTATGGATAACGCTGGTAACCTCTCTGGGGCGTATCTGGACACGATGTTGGGCGTCTACCAAGGGACTACGCTCGCGCGCCAAGAACTTTACGGTGAGATGCTCGATAATGTCGAGGGTGCGCTCTGGACTGAAGAGATGATTGAGCAGTATAGGCAGAATGTCTACCCGCCTAGCACGCCATTGCGGTTGATTGGGGTAGACCCGTCGGTCGCTGAAAACCCTCGCGACGAATGTGGCATTGTGGTGGTGTCAAGCACGGCTGAGCGAGACCTCTACAAGCGACACGCGTGGGTGGTCGAGGACGCGTCGGTGCTGGGTGCGCCGAATGTCTGGGCGCAACGCGTGGTTGAGATGGCACGGAAGTGGGGGTGCCCGGTAGTTGCTGAAGTGAACCAAGGTGGTGCGCTTGTGCGTAACGCTATCAACGCCATTGACCCGAATGTCAAGGTGCTGGAGGTTCACTCCAAATACGGTAAAGCGTTGCGCGCTGAACCCGTTACGCTCGCGTATGAGCAGGGGCGCGTTCATCACATTGGATACCTCACGGACTTAGAGTCTCAGATGTATAGTTGGATACCCGGCGAGGGGAAGTCTCCTGACCGAGTGGACGCGCTCGTTCACGCTCTCACGGCGCTTCTAATCAAACCTCCTGCTGGGTTTAGTGGTGGGAAGATTACTGCTCGCTCGATGGCGGGGCGCAAGATTAGTGGCGGTGGTGGGGGCTTCCGAGTCCGTTAGTTCCGGGTAGTCCGTGTGCTATGCGGTGGGCGCTTCTGGAAGTTGCTCGATGTCAAGTCTCAATCTCGATGTCAAGTGTCGAGGGTAAAGCAAAACCCCCTAGCGATTGCTGGGGGGTTCTTGCTTTGGGTTGGGGTGGGCGTTTAGTCCATTCCCTTTTGGAGGGCTATCTCGTTTAGCACTCCCTCGAACTTGTGAGCGATTGCGAGTGCGAACTCCTTATACTGCTGACTTGCGGTGCTACCCGAGAGACTGCTCGCAAGCATAAACATTGCGTCTGCGATTGCTCCTGCTTCTGTCCAAGTTACTGCTTCTACTAGGGCGTGGGTGGTAGGTGCTACGGTCTTGGTCTCTCCAAGAACATCGAAGGTTTCGATTGCGGTGGTGGTGTTAGTCATTGGGTCTCCTTTGGTTGGGTGGTGCTTATGTATCTAGTATGAGGGTTATTAGTGTGCGTGTCAAGTTTTGATGTGGGCGTGTCGGATACGGGGTTAGCACTCTCGTGCGGTGAGTGCTAATAGGGGTGGGCTACACGGTTATTAGGTGGGTTGGGTGGGTATCTTCTACACGGCTAATAGCCGGGCGATTTTGCTATGCGGTTAGGGCGTCTGAAAAGTTTGGTCGGGTTGGTCGGGTCGGTGTGTCAGTAGGGTTAGCAACTTTTGATGAAGTGTGTGTATGTGTCTGATGACGGCGCTCGCTGATGTGTGATGTGTAGATGTGATGTGTGTATGTAGGTAGATGACTAGATGACTTGCTAGATGTCGGGTGGGTATGTAGGTAGGTGTAGATGTTGAGTGGGTCGGTGGGTAGGTGGTAGGTAGATGACTAGATGAATAGATGACTAGATGTGTGTCTGATGTTTGAGTGTGTCTGTCTATGTGTTTGTGTCTATGTATGACTTGATTGACTGACTTGTTTGATGACTTGTGTTTGATGACTTGTGTCTATGTCTGATGACTTGTGTTTGATGTGTGCTTGTGTTTGTTTGTGTGTCAAAAGTCGAGACCAAAATAAAAAGGTTTATAGCACCTCGACACAGGAAACAATTCGAGGACACCCGAAAAATACACGGAGCCAGCTCGCAGCCCAAAACCAAAATACGTTAATGTATCATTTTTAAATACAGTACATAAACTTAGCCGCAAATGTGATACAATCTTCTTATGACAAGACGCTCCGCTCGAGGCCAATCGCTTCCGAAAACAGAACAAGCGTTTCTCCGCACCCTTTCTGGAGAACGTCTACACATTCGAGCCGCCCAGCTCTTCAAAGCTGGCTGGACGCTCCAATCCATTGGCGATGCGCTAGACCCACCCAAAGGACGTTCGACAGTCAAGGCGTGGATTGACCGCCTAGACCTAGTTTCGCCTAACGTCATCGACGTCCCTATTGACTTCCCTCGCCTCCGCACCCCCGAGGGTGGGTACCAGCGCAAGACCCCAAAGTCTCCCGGCGTCCCAGAAGACCTTCAAGAGGAACTTCGCCAACTCGCTCCTCAAGCAGCCAAGTATCGTAGTGGTATGGGTCCTGCCCATCCTTTCTCCGTTGCCAACCACGAGTTTGACGGCCTTATCCGTTACCTTCGGGACGTCGACGTTTCCATAGCTGACATCGCCCGCGCTGCTAACGTTACCCACCGAGCCATTTCTAGGAGACTATCTAAGTGAGCAAGCCCGCAAACCTAATCCGCTACGACCTCTTTCCCGCATACGTCGCCGCCGCCCCCGCAAACCTCTTAGACGACCCCAAAACGTTGACGTCCCTATCAACGCTGGAAGGTGTCTACCGCCTCGACACCGCAAGGGTTGTGGTGACCGACACCCACATCCTTATTGCACAGGATTCGCCCGCAGGCGCACAGATTGTTTTCAACGAGCCGTACGAACACTTCTACCAGTCCGCCGTTCGCGATGACGACTCAGTAGTTGTCACCAAGAGCGGAAAGGTGCTAGCCTTCAAGAAGGACAACAATTGCGGTTGTGGCTCACGTCTCCGCTCTTGGAATCCGTACAAGACGCTCTACTCAACGAAAGGCTAGAAGTGGACCCGCTACATCTCATTATTCTTGCCTTAGCGACGTTTAGATTGTCACGTCTCATCACGGCGGACCAGATTTTCGAACCACTACGCAACGCGGTCTGGAAAAGGTTTCCACCTAACACGCAGTTGGGCTATTTGCTCACCTGTAACTGGTGCACATCCATTTGGTTCGCATCACTCGTAACCATTTGCTATACAATAGTTCCTACGGCAACAATCTTGCCGTGCACTATTCTTGCCCTGTCCGCAGTGACTGGAATCATTAGCGACACGCTAGATAAGTAGATTTAGGAGAAGACCCTTGGGCGTTTTCAGACGTAAGTCAAACCAGACTCCGCAAGGTGCAGCAGCACCAAGCGCACGTAGCCCATTCCGTGCTACCTCCGCTAGCCGTGTCCCATCTCAGCTTCCTCAGCCGACAGCTTTCCGCACCGACTCATTTGGCATCGTTTACGCAGAGCCTGCGACCTACGACCAACTACGTCCGATTACTGCTGCCGCCGCTCAGATGAACTTGAACGACAAGTCCGAAGCTGAAAAGTTTAAGGGACGTCGCCAGTCTGCCGCCTTCTCGTGGCAACAGGAGGCGTGGGAATACTACGACGCCATCGGCGAAATCAAGTACGCATTCAACCTCGTTGCCTCGGTTGTCTCGCGCATCCGTCTTTACCCAGCGTTGGTTGAAGACCCAAGCCACGCACCATCAGCCCTAAGCCAGACCGACAAGGTTGACCCAACTCTTTCGGCTGCCGCTGCTCGTGCTATCGCACGTCTAGACTCTGCCTACGGAGGACAGCCCGGTCTGCTAAAGGACATGGCCCTCAACCTTCAGGTTACTGGCGAGTGCTACCTCGTTCAGATTCCAGAGCGCATCGGACACGGACTTCCAGAAAGCTGGGACATCCGCTCGACCGACGAACTTCAGATTGACGCCCGTGGAAACTACATTGTGAACCCAGTTCGCGACGTTGGTGGTTCGGCTCCGGGAGGAACTGGCAAGAACGCAATCCGTCTACCAAAGGACGCGTTCGTTGGTCGCATCTGGAAGACCCACCCTCGCTACACGCAGGAGTCTGACTCCTCGATGCGTGGTCTACTTGACCTCTGCGCCGAGCTTCTCCTTCTGAACCGCACCTTCCGTGCGACAGCCAGAAGCCGCCTCAACGCTGGTGCTCTTTACTTGCCAGACGGTCTTTCAGTAGCCGCCGCTCCAGACCCTAACTACCCGTACGAAGACGCTGACGGCATCTATGCTGACCCAACTCCTGAAGAAATGCAGGATGACTTCGAAGAGCAGCTCATCGACGCGATGACCACTCCGATTAAGGACGAAGACTCTGCCTCAGCAGTTGTCCCTCTTATCATTCGTGGTCCTGCCGAGCTTGGTGACAAGATTAAGCAGTTCAAGTTCGAGCGTTCGTTTGACCAAGTTCTCGCCGAGCGTGCTGACCGCGTGCTTGAGCGCATCATGCAAGGTCTCGACGTTCCTAAGGACATCGTTACAGGTCTTGCTAACGTTAAGTACTCGAACGCCCTTCAGATTGACGAGAGCCTCTACAAGGCACACATCGAGCCTCTGATGCTTCTGATTGCTGACGCCCTGACAGTTGTCTACCTACGTCCTTACCTCAAGGCCAACGGATTCAACCCAGAGGACGTCGACCGAATCGTCATCTGGTACGACCCATCTCAGGTTGCCACTCGTAACGACCGCGCTGCCGATGCAGACGCAGGTTTCGACAAGATGGCAGTTTCCTACGAGACGTGGCGTCGTGCTCACGGATTCTCGGACGCAGACGCTCCTAGTCCAACCGAGCTTGGTCTACGTCTGATGATTGAGAAGGGCATGATTACGCCTGAACTCACCGAAGCGATTCTTAACGCCGTTGCCCCAGAAATGATGGGAGCTGCGCGCGAGGCACAACAGGCCAACTCGGTTGCGCCTATGTCCCCAGAGATTGCCCAAGCTATCAGCGGAACTCCGCCGACGGCTGAAGCTCAACCTGCCGAAGCACCCGCAGAGGCGGAAACCCCAACAGAAGAAGCTCCGCCACTGGCAGAGCCTGAACTATAAGGAAAAACATGTATCAGTACAACAAAGATGCAAAGCACGAGGCTCTCGCGGGTGCGCTGGCAGAGGTGCTCGCAGACGCAGTAACTCTGTCCCACATCGTCCAAGGGTTCCACTGGAACGTAAAGGGCTCGGACTTCTCTGAGTACCACGCGTTCTTCGCAGGAATCTACGAGGACATCGAAGGCAGCATTGACCCAACCGCCGAGAACATCCAGAAGCTAGGCTTCGACAGCCCATACCTTCTTGAGGACTTCGTTGGTCTTACATCCATCAAGCTTGGACGCGTTGCTTCGAACGACCCACAGTCGATGCTGATGGACCTAGCCAAGGGCCTAAACCAGATTATCGAGTGCAACAACCGCGCATTCCA